CCGCTGCCGCCGGTCAGGTAGTTGATGCCGTTGATCGTCAACGTGCTGACCATGCCGGCGTTGAACTCATGCAGGACCGTCGCCGCCGGCAAAGTAATCGTGCTCGGCGCAACGTACTGCCCGGTGGTCACGCACTCGACCGAGAGCATCGCGCTGGCACGGCCAGGTGAATTCTTGATGGCCAGCTTCCAGCCCTTTACCGCGCAGCCCACCAGGAGTTCATCGAGCAGCGACGACCCGCCAGGCCGGATCTGTTGGACGTAGGAGAAGTACGGCAACTCGAGGCCCGTCGCATTGGTCGCGCCGAGCGCCGGCACGATGGTGTAAGTGTACGGCGCGGTGGTGCCGACGACCGTCACGTTGCCCAGCGAAAACGCGAGCGCCCAAGCCAGGAACTCCGACGATGCGTACTTCGAGATCTCGAAGGACGGCATGTTGTAGTGGGACTTGAAAAGCTGCGTCGGAAACTCATGGCCCTTGCCGACCTCAGCCCGGTCGTCCTCGTTCACCGGGACCTTCGCCCAGGGCTTTGTATTGAGGTTCGTCAACCGCCAGATCTTAGCGACGAGCGACGGCGTGCCGATCGCGGCCTGCTTGCCGAAGCCCCAACCCTCAACCAGTTCATTAATATTCGCCATGGCCTAGTTGGCCTCCGCGTGGTTGGGGGTTGCCGCTTTCGGCGTATCTTCGGAATTCGCCGTTGGCGCGGCCGGAGCAGGCACCTGATGCCAGCCTTGCGCCATGAGCGGAGTGAGCGTCGCGGTGGTCCCGTCGACGTGCCGGATCTCGTCGCCCTGCGGCGATTCCATGTAGACCTTCTCAACGTTCTGCATTTCTGCTCCTCGACTCCGGGTCAACCGGGCTTATGGATTGTAAGATTCGATCAGCCGGGCCGCGACCTCGAAATATTCGAACGTGGCGCCGTCCGCGCTGATCACGATAGTGTTGCGTCTGGCAGACGGCAGGTAGAAATCCATCGGCTCGCAACCGGGGTCAACCTGAAGGTGCAGCATCTTGAGCGAACCCCCCGCGGGAGTATCGTTCACGATCAGGTTGAACAGGTCCTCGTAGCCGGCTGTGCCCGTCTCCGGCGCACGCAGGTAAAGCGAGAACTCGTGAACGAACACCAGAGCATTGCCGAGCCTGCCGCGGTCGGTGCCCTGCCAGACGACCATGATCGATCCCGGCGGCATCCCGAGAACCGCCAGGCGAACGTTCGCCTGCGTCGCTTGCCCGAACACGGTGGTGTTTTCCGAGTAGTACTGAATCGTAGTCGGATCGCCGCCTATCGCCTCCACCAGATTCGGCAGAGTCTGCAGCGAGGCCACCCACTCGGCCAGGATGATTTTGGGGCTGATCATGACGGCTGCAGCGTCAATGTCACGTGGACCATGCCGTACGGATCGGGCTGGCGCACGGTCGTCACCGAAAACGCCGCGCCCCAGGCCGCGACGATATCGCCGCGCTGCACCGGGATTGGAAGGTCGACGGGGTTGAGTTCGATCTCTTCCACGCTCGCCACCGCACCCGCTTCCATCCTCTCGCGGATACGCCGGACGACTACGATGGTCGCAGGAGCGCCGACCGCCAATCCTGCCTGCATCGATTGATACACCACCGGCTCGCCGAACGCGTTCTGCATGAAGCGGTTCGCGTTCGCGCTAATGGTGGGCCACCCGGACATAGATGTTCAATGAAGAAGCGAAGGGGCGGCGCGGGCCGCAGGCTGTTAGAACGTCTGATTTAACCGCACGCGGACAGTAGGATCGCCAGCGGCTCCGCCCGGAGCATTGGCCCCGCTCGGCTGCATCAGGACGGCCACACCGATCTTCTTGTTGGTGTTGACCGAGGAGGCCAAGTGGGCGGTGTTGTCCCAATACACGTAGTCGCCGTTAACGAACGTGCTGGTGTCTTTGGCCAGATCGAAAACGCCTTCCGTTACGATCTCCATGTTGTCGCCCACATTCTGCGTGTTGACGGCGATCCCGAAGAGGTAGCCCGTGCCGATCACCTCCACACCGCCGCCTCCGGTTACGGCGTAGGGAGCGATCACCGTAATTGTCTTGCCGTGCTGGACATAGTTGTTCATCGATTCGTCTCCTGTGTTTGTGCCGGGTCCGTCGAGGCCCTGCGTTGGTTGTTGCTGTTGGCTGGCTGCGCGCTGCTTCTACGCACCGGCGTTTTTCTGCATGCCGCGATAGTCGATGGCCGCCGCGCCGAAATCCATGCGCGCCTTGATCTCGATGCCGTCAACCTCGAAGCCCTGCTTGGTTTCGATGTACACACCCTGCTGCCCTTCGAGGTAGCAGTACTCCACCGTGTCCACCTGCGCCGGGTCCGCGAACAGATACCACGCGGTCGCGCTGGCGGCGTCGAGACGCGGCTCGACGATAGGCACCAGGCTGCGCACCCACTGCGGTACAACCTTGGTCGCGTCGGACGAAGCGATGTCAATCGGGTACACGACCTGGAGCATGTACGTTTCGAGGGCCGTCGGCACCGCGACAAAGCGCGGGACCAGATTCAAAGGAGTGCCCTGCGGCCCCTTCTGCCGGCGCAGTTCTCCACGCCCGAGGCCTAATGCGCCCAGCGCCAAAGCGCCAGCCACAGTCGGATCGATGCTGCTGGGGGTTCCAGTGAGCAGGTTGTTGTGGCCGGCAGCGAACAGCGCGGTGGCCGCAGTGTCGCCCGCGTACTTCGCCACCGGGTTATTGATGATGATGCCCCAGACGATGTCCGACTCCAGGCGCGCCGCAGCCACGCCCAACAGAGCGGGGACGCGGGTGAAGGCCTGCAGGTCGTCGTTGATGATGACCTTGCGGGTCAGTGCCACGATCTCGCCGAAGGTATTCAGCACATAGGCGATATTGCTATCGGTGAGCTGCGCCCGGTGATACTCGCCCTTCTCGTTCAACTGCTGCAGGGACGGAGCATCGGAAAGCATCACACGATTGATGGGCTTGAAGTCCTGCGCCGTCATCTGGCGGCTGAAGGGCTCGAACGTGCGCGGATAAGATTCGTACCCCTGACGCAAGGTCTTATTCGCGACGTTGGCGAGGATCGCGGGGAAGTCCGTGGTGGACTCAGCACCGCCATCGAAGAACTCCGCATCGCGCGCCGGGGCGCGAAGGGCCACGTCCGCGATCCGGGTAGTATCCCAACCGCGCGGTTCGATGCCGCGGAGTTGAAGATACTCTTTGGCCATGTCGATGAGTTTGAAGTTGCGATACTCCCGCGCCATCTCCGACGCGTCGGCCTGCTGCTTCTCTCCGCACCCGGCCAGGAACTCACCGCTCACAGGATGCCGGTTCAGGAAGAACCGGCTGTCGGCGCGCAGCAACATCGAAGCCTGCATGCACTCCAACCGCTTCTGCACCACGTCCGCGCCGCCCCCGGAACCGAACTGGGTGCGGATCGTGATGTCCTTGTTGTCGGTGGTCTTCTTTCCCTTCGCCTCAAGCGCAGCGAATACATCCTTCCGCGCCTGATCCACAGACACGCCCTTCGCGATGCAATTGCTGATGACGGTTTGGTCGACTCCATGCTTGCCTGCGGTCACGCCCAGCGAAGTAATCTCGCTGACGCGCAACCGTTCGGCAGTGACCGCCTCTTCTCGCGCGGCGGTCAAAGCCTGTTCGTTTAACACTCGAGCAGCATCCGCTGCGCCCGTACCCTGCTGAGTTGTATCAGCCATTTCAGGTTTCTCCTTTAGCGGGCTGATTGCCCGAATTGCATCCATCACCGCGGCGTCCGGCGCGCCGAAGACTGCCATCTCCCCATTCGGTTGAGCGTTCAAGAAGCACGAGTTAAAATCGGCCGGTACCGTGCACGGGGAAATCTCAAACGGTTCCCAGTCGGTCGCCTTGAACATGTCGACCTGCTGGTTGTTTAAGAACGGAGCTTTACCACCCGCCATGCCCTCCGCTTGCATGTCGGTTTTCTCGCGCGTGTAAATGAACGTGCCGAAACTGAGGTTCTGAAGAATGCCGGTGCTGGCCTTGCGGAAAATGTCCGCGCCGTCCGGGTCTCCCAGATCGAATTTGAGTGTGGCCATGCCCTTGTTGCCGTTGGGCCACGCGCGTTGGACGACGCCAACCTGGGCTCGCGTGCCGACCTTGCCGGCCATCAGCGACTTAAAATCGTCGCCCGTAAAATGGGTATCGAAGACCGGCGCGCCGCTGTTCAGCCGGTCCATGCGGCAGCCTTCCATCGCGAGCCTGAGCATGTAGGGCTCGCCGGTAGAGCGGTCGATCCTCGGGACCATCGCGCCGCTGTACCAGACCACGTCGATGGTTCCGTCGTCCGCGTTGGCGGTGCTCGGCACCACCTGGGCGTCGGCGGCGAAGACCTCCGAGTCCCGTCCGGCGGCTACGGTCGCGGCTTCCTTGGTCGCGACGGTTGTTGCGGTGGCCGCAGCAGTCGCGGCCTTTTCCGGCGCTCCGGCATCGGCTGCCGCGGTGGCGCCTGCCTGTTGAACCTCGGTCGCTGCCGCCGCAGCGGCGTCCACTGGATCATGCTGCTGTGTTAAAAGCGGCATCGTTTTTTCCTTTCCTTTAGCTCTTCACCGCGTTGACCGCGATGTAGTCGCTTTCGCCCAGCTTCTGGAACTGATAAAGCTGCTGTTGAAGCCAGGCCAGATGGCCTTTGAACTTGTCGTCGCCTTCGCGGTGCCACTTCGCGAGGTGCTGATAAAAGTGGAAGTTCGACATGTCGTCGCCCTCGTAGCACTGCTTACAGAGCACCGTGAATCGGGCAACGGCAGCCTGCTCGGCGGCGCTCGCGTCGGTGAGGATGTCGCCGATCTTGTTGTGCGTCGCGGCGGGCTTGGGTTCGACTACCGGCGCGCCTTCAAGGAACAGCAGCCGGCTGGTGAGGCACTTCAGATGTTCCTCGCACTGGTCGTGAAGCTGTTTGAGGCCGTTGGCCAGATCGAGGCCCAGCCGTCTCACGTCGCGCTCGTCGGTGAAGTACTGGAGCATTAACGTGGTCTCGATTCCGATGGCTTCTTGCAAGCCGGTCATTACATCCGGATTTCCCTTCATCGGTTGTCTCCTCTATGCGGTTCCTGTCTATCCCCGATAAATCCGGGTGGTCGATTGCCATTTGGTCGTGACGCGCGAGATGCCCGCCACCAGGAGATCCTTCACCATCGCCAAGTCCTCCTCGGACAACTCGCAAATCCCGAGGCCCTGGCTGCCGGAGCCGCTACCAACCGGCTTGCTGGACGGTGTGCGCTCGTCGGTGTTAGCCGGCTGTTCCTGGCCGCGCAGAGTAATGTTACGCGGATCGACGTCGAGAATAATCTCGTACTTGTCCACCAGCTTGTTGAACAGTGCGATCTGGGATAGCTGCGTCGTCGGATCGTATCCGTTCTCCAGCACCGCCTCGAACCACGTCTTCCGGCCCATGCGGACGTCCTTCAAGACCGACTCCGCGTCCTTCACCGGATCGACCGACTCGAACCGGGGCGCGGTCCACTGCACGCTCCGGAGATTGATCTTCGGATCGCTCACCGCCGCCATCGGAATCTTGCCCTGCAGGATCAGCACGTCGATGAACCGCCGCCACACGGGCATGCAGCATAGTGGCATCAAAGTGAGCCACCGGTAGTTTTCAACGGTGTTCCGGAAGCCCAGCATCCCGCCGCGCCAGGACGAATAGTTCACCTGCGACATGTCGCCGGTGCCAAGCTCATATGGCAGACCGAGGCCGGCCATGATCCCCTGCAGCTCGGTCATCTTGTACTCGCGGTAGCCGCCCGCCGGAGGTGGGTTGTTGAATTTGACATCCTGGCCGGGCTTCAAATACTCGACCATCCCCGGCTGGAAAGTCTCGACCCCCGTTGTGCTCAACGGATCGGTCCCAGCGATGCCCACCGGATCGCCATCGATTCCTTCCGGTTGCGTCACGAAGGCGGCGACGCAGGCTTCGATCTTCTTCCGGACGCGCTCGGCGTCGCAGTAATCGTCCAGGTCGCGGAGCGCCATCATCACGGGCGCCAGCCATGGCACGCCCCGCACCTGGCCAGGCCGAAGCACGCGATACACGTGCATGATCTGGTCCGCCGGCACCGGCTGGCTGATGATGCCGCCGCGCGGGTTGAGAATCAGCACGCCACCCGGGTGATAGCTGAAGAGCCAGTAGGCCACACGGTGGCCGTCCTCGTCGAACTGGACGCCTTCCATCACGTGGCCGTTGACCAGCCCCATCGTGCGGGACTGGTCGAGGAAGTCGGCTTCGAGCATCTGAAGTTGCAGCGGGACGCGCAGCCCGGAATCTACCAGGCGCGGCCGGAATCGAAGGATGGCCTCCCCGCTCTCTGCCATGGTCCGGACGGTAAGCGTCTGCATGCCGTAGAAGTCCAGGCGCTGCGGCTCGTCACACGCCTCTGCGAAGAACGGCCACTCGCCGTCGATGATCGCGTCGATGGCGACTGAGCCCGTCTTCGCCTTTGGAACGATGCCGGTGCCAACCACGTTACCGGCCAGCTCTTCGATAGCGCGCGCCGCATACGGATTGTTGCGAATGAGATCGCGACTGCGGTTGCGCAGCCAGACGAGCGCGCCCATCAACTCGACGTTGGCGTCGGCAGAGGCGGCATACCAACCGTACGCGCGCCGCCCGGCGGTGGCGCCTTCGTATGCGAAGCGCTGCGCGTGACGTTGGCGGTAGCCCTCGACCAACTCGCCGACGACACGTTGCACGGCGTAACGCCCGGAGGAAGGCGAGGGTGCATTCCAGTCGCGGCGCAGCACCGGGATCGGACGTCGTACCGCGAGGTCAGTAGTCATCGAATCGCTTCAGTTTGAAACCGGGTTCCAGAATCAGAAAATCCAAGTCGTACTTTTCGCGGACCACGTCGAGCATCGCCTGGAGGTTGTTGTACGAGTCCGGCGTCACTGCAAAGTCGGTCTCGACGACATAGAGCCCCGAGGTCTTCAGCTTCGACCGCGACCGCGGTTCCCTCGCCAGAGCCATAAAGCTCTTGGGCCCGGCGTCGGCCGCGCCGAAACCGACCAGGCGACCGAACCAATTCCAGATCGCGGTCACTGCTTCTGCACCCCGAAGGTCTCGACGTCCGGCCGGTCCGCCGACGCCAGACGCAAGTCCCGCGCCATGGTCTGGAGTTGTGTGTCACTGAAGACCGCGTACCGCGATCCTTCCGGGCGGTCCTTGTCCGCGCCCTGACGCTGCGCGCGTTCAAGCGCCTCCGCAATTTCCGAAATGCTCATCCAGTTGTCCTTTCGTTTACGCCGCGCCGCCCGAGGTTCTCGTCTTCGCGCCCGGGTCCGGCTTCCCATCCTCGGCGGGAGTGCCATCCTTCAACTGCAACCCGATACTCGCGATTTTCAGATTGACGGTGTTGGCTTCTTTGTACGCCGCGTCCGCAGCAGACCTGCTGGCGTGCGCCTCCTCTTTCACCTGACCGAGCTTTTCGAGTACGTCCTTCTGATGCGCCGCGAAGTCTTCCTTGGCCCACCGGCGGTCGCGCGAATCGGTATAAGCCTTCCACAGGGTCGCTACGATCAGAGAGAGAAAACCAAAGCTGGTGGTGATCAGCACCGCCACGTTCTGCGCCCGCGCAGTGTTGACCACGCCGTTGGCTGCCAGAGCAGCGGCCTCGGCCGCCCGAGCCGCAGCGATGCCATTGGATAAGGCGATGGCTTGTGACGTCGCGGCATCGACAGTGGCGGTGGCAGCAGCGGCAGCGGCCGTCCCCGTCGCGTTCCTCTCCGACAAGCTACCCGCCGCCGTGCGAGCGATGCCCGCCGCGGTCGCTCTTTTCAGTTGCTCCACCAGCGCCGCCTGCTGCTCGGCAGCCCGGATCGCGTTCTGCTGCTCGGCAACCAGCGCGGCGCTCGCCGCGTCAAGTTGCGCCTGCAGCGCCTTCTCCTTCGCGGACTGACCGAAGAGAGATCCCGACAGCACTGCGACCAACAACAGTTTGTGAATCGTCATAAGAGTTACCACCGCCATTGCTCCGGGCCCGACGGCCCGTCGCCACGTTTCGTCTGCGCCAGCCGGACGCGGCCGCCGGTCGCGCCGCTTGCCACACGGATGTCTTCCTCCAGCGTTGCCTTCGCCTTGTTCAAATCGTCGAGACTCCGGTACGTGACCGAGCGTCCGTCCGGGAAGTGAACGCTGTATGTCGGATCGCCGATCTGCGTGTTGATCGCGTCCAGGTTCGCCTGCAACTGCGCCAGCGTTAGAGCCATGCGAGAACTCCGTCGTTCGGCCTATATTCGGGCCACATATCTTTTTTTCGAAAGTCCGCAGATTCTGCTTGATGTCCGGGGCGAGAAGAGTGATGAATCGTGGTGCGCAGAGACGCGCAAGAGATTGAACAAAAAGGACTAACACCAATGAAAACCAACGAAGCCACCACCGCCACCGAGGCCACTGAAACCGCCGCCGTTGCGGAACAGGGCGCGCACGTTGCGCCCGAGAAAGCCCCCTCGAAGAAGACTGCCAGCCCGAAGAAGGGCGCGCCCAAGAGCGAGAAAAAGGCCAAGGGCGGCAAAGCCAAGGCCGCCGCGCCGAAGACGGAAGCCAAGGTCGCGCCGAAAAAGGAAGCCAAGGCCAGCAAGAAGACCGCCAAGCCCGCACAGGCCAAAGCCACCGCCCCGCGCGAGGGCAGCAAGACCGCCCAGGTCGTCGCGATGCTCCAGCGGAAGAACGGCGCCACGCTGGCCGAGATCATGGACAAGATGGGCTGGCAAAAACATACAGTTCGCGGGTTCATGGCCGGCGCGATGAAGAAGGCCGGCTACACCGTCGAGTCCTTCAAGTCAGACAAGGGCGACCGAACTTACCGCATCAACCAGTAGCCTCAAGCCCCGTCCCTTCCTAGCCCGCCCGGCTCCGGCCGCGGCGGGCTTTCTGCGTCTGCCCGCGATTCCTGCCCACACTGCGGCGCGACGGTACCGCTTGCGGAACACGCCAAACTCTCGCCACCGGAGCGAACGTGGGCCGCCCGTGGCGCAACGGTGGCCAACCCGTGGCTGGCCTTGCAGCGGCTAAAGCCCGTTGAATTTTCTGCTGGCCGCACTTCTCCGTGATGGACTTCGCTCAGTTCCATTTGTGACTCGGATTGATGTCCTGCGAGGCGCCGTCTACAAACGCCAGTTCCGCATAGAGCTTGTCGAGGCCCTCAAGCTCGCCGGCCCGCACGGGTTCGAAGATCCGATCTTCCGTCCCAGCCCGTTCCAGAAGCACTTGGCTCAGTTCCTGAAGGGCATAGCCGACAGCTTCCGGGTCCCAGGACAACGCGCCCCGGTCGGCGATATCCCGGATCAGGCCCAGACACTTCCGCGCGAGGTCAACATTTGTGGCTGGACATCCTTGATGGCCGCTATCTGCTGACGGCAGCGCTCGATTCACGCGGGCACCTTCAATCGCTCGTGGCGGATTTCGTCGAAGGAACGCTCGTCGCCTTCCAGCACTGCGGCCCGGCCCGAATACTGCTCCCATCTGGTGATTATCACGTCGGCATATTTTGGATCGATCTCAGCCAGACGCGCCTTGCGGTCCCTGCGCTCGCATCCAATGAGCGTGGACCCCGAACCTCCGAACAAATCCACAATGACGTCGCCGGCCTTGCTGCTATTGACGAGGGCTCGCTCAACCAACGCCACCGGTTTGGCAGTAGGGTGCAGGCGATTCGCCGCGGGCTTCTTTTCCTCCCAGAGGGTCGATTGCGATTTGTCGCCGTACCAGGGATCCTTCTGGCCGGCCACGTGGCAGTAGAAAATCGGTTCGTGCTGAAACTTATAGCGACCGAATCCCCAGGCAAAAGTGTTCTTGGCCCAAATTATCTGGCAGCGCATTTCAAAGCCGGCGGCCTCCAAAGCGTCCTGGAACTCTCGCTGCCACGACGATGAATGGCAGATGTACAGCGAGGCGCCAGGCTTCACGAGAGCCCTGTACGAACGAAACGCCGACTCCAGAAACTGTTTGAAGTCGGCGTCGGACATCCGGTCGCCTTTGATCTTCAAGTGTTCTTCGGTGTAGCCTTCGTAATCGACGTTATAAGGAGGATCGGTAAACACCAGGTCGGCGGCGTCTCCGGTCATCAACCGCCGGACGTCGGCAACGACAGTCGCATCTCCCACTAAAAGTTTGTGGGTGCCCAGTATCCAAAGGTCCCCCGTCGCCGAAACGGGCGTCTCCGGGGCTTCGGGAACCGCATCCTCGTCCGTCAGTCCGGCATTGGTCTCCTCTGGATCGCGGAGTAGCGTTTCCAACTCCGCGTCCGTGAACCCCACTACTTCGAGATCGAAGCCGTCTTCTTGAAGTGAAGCCAGTTCGACCCGCAACATTTCTTCGTCCCAGCCAGCATCCAAGGCGAGCCTGTTATCCGCCAGGACCAGCGCGCGCCGTTGGGCGTCGGTCAGTTGATCGAGAACAATGACCGGGACCTCGGTCATGCGCAGCTTCCGGGCTGCCGCCAATCTGGCGTGGCCCGCGATGATCGTTCCGTCCGCCGCTACCAGAATCGGGTTCGTCCACCCGAACTCCCGGATCGACGCCGCGACCTGGGCTATCTGCTCGTCGGTATGGGTGCGCGCGTTGCGGATGTAGGGCAACAGCCTGTCGATTGGCCA